TCACACCACATGGCGTAAGTAGTCTTGCTCTGCTTGCTAATGCGTTCCTTTGAACGTGAGAAAACGAAACGTATATCGAGTTCAGGAAACTGTTGCTTGACCAGCAGATGTTTTTGGCGATCAGCAGTCAAGAAACGGCCCTTTACCTCAATTATAATTCCGTTTGGTAAAACGAAATCGGGCTTGTATCGAGCATTCTTTTGAGGCTTCACGTAATTAATCACACGCTCCTCATACTCGAAGTTCACTCCCTTTTCGAGAAGTGTTTCAGCTATGCGAGCTTCAAGTCCTGATCTGTAATCAGAAGTCTGCTGCGCCGCTGTTGGTTTCTTCGTTAGTTTCAAAGCTTGTAGTATCCGTGTCGCCATCAGAAGCGTCATAGACAAACGAACCTTCAACTGCGTCGAAACCGCTTGCCTCACGCTCGATGAGGTCAATAATCTGAACCTCCTTCAAGTTCAAACGACAGCCCATTTTGGAGACAGAGATGTAACCAAGACAGCGGATCGTAGAACCAGAGGTCAAATAAATATTAGAAGGAACTGGCCGTCCTTGAGCGTCGAAGAAGCGAATCTTGTTAGGTTCACCGTCTCGTGTTTTACCGTAGGCTTTGAAACGAAACTCGATGTTGCCTGTAGGATCATCAGTTTCTTTATCAACTTCCTGCTTATACGGCAGATGCTTAGGCTTAATGCCAGATTCAGCAATTGCTTCTTTGACCTTTTCGATCAAAGGCTGTGCTTCCTTTTCAGCTACCAAGAGTGCAGTCTCGAAATGACCATCTGGGTCAGGCATGTTTCGGTTAGCCGAATCATTCCAGCTATACGGCTGATCGAGACGAGGGTACTTGGCAAGACCCTTTGGAGAGATGTAAGAGATAAAGGTTTTCTTTTTCATCGTGACTTCTTTCAGAGGTTATCGGTAGGATTACCGACCAGAGGTTAGAGTTCATCCCAAAGCTTTTGCAGATATTCTTCGAGCTGGTTGCCTTTAAGACTTTTCACCTTCTCGTCAAACACCTGTAGCTTCTCAGAACGGAGTAAACCATCCTTGATTGCGTCCCTGACGATCCTGCGGATTTGAGGCATCAGGTCCATTTCCCGCTTAGAGCGGATTACTTCAGTTTTAGGCATATTTTATCTCCAACAGCCTAGATTAAGGTTTTGCTGTTGTTAGTCCGTGTGATTGTGTCAGGAAAAGAAAAACTCACTTTTCTTAACGTCTTCCAACACCAGACAGCCCCTCTTAGGCTTACTAGGTATTTCCAGCTCTGGCGGGAGGTTGCTAGTAAACTCCTGCAACACGTCCTTTTGGTACATGTCTACGAAAGCGGGCTTCACGCACTGGTGGAGAAAGACAGACATCTCGCTGGCGTGTACACCAAACGAGTCATGGACCATCGCAAACTCAGTGATACCTTTGTCCAGCGCTTGCATGATTGATGCTCGCAACAGATTTGCATCCATCGAATGAACAAAGTTAGGAGCTACTGCTAAGGCCATGTCTGATGGAGATAACGTCTTAACGTCTTTGTAATACGTCAGAGACACGCGACCATCCAAATAAGTATCGACACGAGCTTCCTTGTGGTCAGGTCTGAAGTGAACAACCTCGAACCCGTCAGGAGTTGTCCAGTACATGCGCTTGTCGTAGGCATTCCCAGAGACCGCTTGTTTGTTGACATGCTTGGAATACTCTCTAGCTAAGCCAGACAGCCATTCCATAGCTTCTCGTCCTTTTAGAACTACGTCTTGGATTGCTTGCCAAATAGCCTGCGCAAGTTTGACTGCGTGAGCATTGTCAGCTTCGTCAGACCACAGTTTGACGTTACCATCCTTCAGCTTCTCGTTAATCGCTTCGCGAGTGTAGTTCATGCACGATGCAAACGTCCCTGCGTAAGGAACGACCATGACCTGACGCTTGGTAATCTTACGATCAATACCAAACTTAATCTGGCTGCTTGCCTTGTCAGTATCATCAACCATCAAAAGCTCGATGGCTCGATCAGCGACATCTTGGTAAATGTCCTGCCGATCTATACCGGGAACTAAGTTAACACTACGCCCGCCCACTTCATCACGAAGCATTGCAGAGTAGTGTTGAAGACCGGAGCAGGTAGCGTCAACTGGTACTACCATGTGTGACTTGTACCCATACCCGTGTTCCCAGAATGCAAACCACTCAAAGCAGAAGCGAAGAAATTGGAAGGGTTCTGCCGCTTCCATCCAACGCAGGTCGTGCTTAGGGTCACGAGCAATTGAGAAGATGAGTTCGTCGTTGTCCTGAACCCAGTTCACACGCTCTTGTAGACTGATTTTATCATTCCCGTAAGCATTAGCCCCTGCTATAGCTAGCCAGCAAGCGTGCTCCTCATTATCGATAGACATACCGTTAGCAAATTCTAACAGAGCTTTGCAGTAGTCTGGACCTTGAGGCTGGAGAAAGACAGGTACAGGATACGCACGCCCCCGTGAGTCGAGGTTGTGTGGAAAGTAGATAACATCATAACCTTTAAACAGCTGCGCTACCGTAATCGTTGCAAAAACAAGTAGACGCTTCGAGATGTTCTCTCTGTTCTCAGAGTGTATCAGGAAGCATACTTTGTTGTGCGCTT